CCTTCCGCGTTGAGGTGTAATCCCTGGCAAATCCCATGTTGTAACCTCCACCCATTTTTTGAAAGCCCCCGGGCGGCTGTTGTCTGGAAAATTACACCGTCCAAACTCATACGGCTCCCATTCCGGCCACCTTAATTGCGGGCCACCGCCATTAACAATTCTTCGAAATGGCGGAGAGTGAGGCGGGGCCCAAAGGGCACCCCTAACCTGGCTGAATTCGCTGGTAAGCGGAAACGACCCAAAGCGAAAATAGAATTGATTCCCAACAGCGTTTAGAAGTGGTATCTCAACGGCCTTTCCCCTTGGGTCTTCGTTTGGTCCGGCCGTAAATCGCACAGTGCATTCAAGTAGACTTGCCCTATCAAAGCTCGCCTCATCCTTAAACTTGATCCAGTCGCCGACTTCCAATTGAGATTTTCCAGACCACACTAATTGAGCGGATGGCTTTACGCGAACGCAGGTTGCTGCGGTGGCGTGAAAGTACGGATACGGCACAGCCCTCGGCCCCACGCGACAGCCACACGTTCCAAGCTTCCAACTACTCATAAATTTCTGAGCCGTCTATGAGTTGCTTTCGGTCGGCGTTGTCCAGGCAAACATCCAGTTCCTTGAGCCACTTTCGACCATCAATGTTAAGGTCGATGTAGGTAACAGACTCACCCTCGCCCTGTCCAAGATCCCCAAGCGGTTCAGAAACCTTGACCGCATAAATAATGTCGTTTGCGATATACGCTGGCCAAACATATTCGGACCAAGTTTGGGTGCTGTAGACGATCTCTCTTTCGTATGGGTATTCTCCAGCAGTGATCGCAATTGACCGTTCGTATTGCGTGATTGTGCGGGTTGTGTTTCTTAGAAGATAGGGCTTGGCAATCAATACCGTGTCTCCCTCCTCTTCCGTTTCAGCATTCCAATATTTACAAGAAAGATATTGATTAAATTGAGTCTTGAACCGGAATTGATGTATAGAAACCCCCGCCCCAGACCCGACTTTGACCCTGATCCTTTGCCCGTCCACAAACCTCTGAATGGAGGCAGTTGGGGAATCCAAAAGCCGCAGTTTTTCCACTTCTTGAAAGAGCCAGCGAATACTAACCGCCTCATCAGAACTACCACCGGGTAGCTTGGGTTTGTATGGCATACCTCAAGACTTCCTGTCGTATGCAAACAACGACCACAGCTCCAGCGTGTATTCTGTTATCACCTGAACCTTTCCGTTTGCAATAAGCCGCTCAGGTGCTGGGGACTTGCGAAAACCCCAATAGTAATCTGCCGCAAGGTAGTAACTGGTGTCTGGGGCGTTATCTGTAAATGCATTTTCGAGCTTTGTTAAAAGACGCTCCGGGCACGGCACAGTTAAAGATGAATCCGTAACCTCCGCCTCCAGTTCACCATAATTGTAAAGTTTAAGGACATTGCCATCAGTTGGGAGGTCTTGGCCGTAATCACCCGAGACTGTTTGAGTGTGAACCAACTTGTAGGATTCTCGGCTGTATTCAGTCCCATCTGTAATAAGTCTCCTTAAGAGCATGTCCGCTACTAACGCGTCTGCCTCCGCAAGCGATTCATACACGCCCTGCAATTTTTCTGAATATGGCGTCATTGTGAGATCGCCAGCCTTTGAGGCCTCCACATCGGCTTTTATGAACGACAAAATATTGGGGTACAATTTTTCAAGACGCAGGGTTTTGGGGTGTTCGTATAAACTGAACGTGGAGGATTGCGCCTCGATGCTCCATTCGTCCTGAGGAACTTCCTCGGCGGTGTTGTTCTCGTTTAGTCGACTGGTCCTCAGAACGATTTCAGCCTCTAACCCATCCTGCGTAAAGCTGTGGGCGATTCCTGCGGCGCGAAGTGTTGCCGAATAACCGAGCATCGCTCCGAACTCGCCACGAAAAGGAGAACTAACAGTCAGCCCGTCGCGTGGATCGAAATCAAACGCGAGACCTTGTGGCACTGGGCTGGGATCACCTTTAATCATCATATCAAGCCTTGTATATTGTCTTTCCGGGGCTTACCGGCCTCGGGCGAGTGTTCTGCGCAACCACCTTTAAAAGGTCGATTTGCTGACGCGAAAGTTGCTCCATGTTTCGGTTCGGGTTTGTAATGAAAGCGCCAACCCGCTGAAGCTCGTTAAGGTTGTTCGATTCTTGGGCTCGCTTAGGTGCTTTATTTTCTTCTCGTGTTTTTTCGAAGGTTCCGGTTGCCGCAGCGTCGGACACCTGCGCTCGCGCAACGCGGTTCTTAATTAGTTGCTCTTCGCGCTTAACGATCTCTTGTTTTATCTCCGAAACAGCCTTGTCCGCCTCTATCGAACCTTCCCCGAGTTGTTTTGAAATTTCCACAATCGGCCCACCGGAAAGCGGGTTGAAGAGGGATTTTAATATTTTAGAGATGTCGAGGTTTGCTGTTACAGCACCGAGGTAAGCGCCACCGATTCGAATGGAATCTATGATTGCCTGGACCGCATCCATTACTAACCCAATTGCAGGGGCCAATCCCGCTCGCAACTGTCCACCAAGTGAGTCAAACCTGTCGCCAATCTCGTCGAGTTGCTGAATGGTTGAATCACTGATAATCTGTCCAGACTTGCGGGCCTGGTCCCCAGCATCAGCAAGCCCAGCCTTAAACGCAGCCACCAGGTCGCCCGCACCCTTCCCACCAACCTCTCGCAGTGGGGCTATAATCGCCTGAATGTCAGAATCCTTTACCTTGTTGGCAATTTGCTTGGTTAAGTCCTGAACTCGCTTTCCCTTTAAATCGTCAATAGTAACGCCGAGCTCCTTAAAGGCTGCGTTGAGGTCTTTGTTTCCATTAAGGGCGTCCTGCCGGGAAACATTTAATCGCTCAATGAACGCCGTCATTTTTTCGAGGTTGGCCCCGTTTTGCGTGGCTGCGAAATCGAACTCTTGAAGGGCTTCCGTTCCAATGCCGAGCCGCTGTGAAAGGTCGTTGATCTTACCAGCGTATTCCACTGTGCGGCGCGATGCTTCGATGAGTGCGCCGATTCCGATTACACCCGCAAGGCGATTTGAAAACGCATTCGTGAAGGCCCCTTCAAGCTCACGAACCATCCCCTTGGATTTGTTCACCTCCCTGCGCAGCCCAGACGAATCGCCGCCAATGGTTGCTATTAGTTGGCTGAGGCCCATTTGCCCTTTCCGTTGACTCTCCGGTCAACATCGTTGGCCCTCTTGCGTAAATCCATGTCCTCGAACTTGTCCCGGATGTAGACCCCAAGGTTGTGCATTTCCATGCAGGAGCAGTAATGCCAAAGAGCCTGTCGTCTTGGCATGTTCAACACTTCAGACAGTGGGACCCCCATCTTACTGCAAAGGGTTACAATAACGCGTTCCTCTATCGGAATTCGGCACGGCTTGGCGTCTCCATCCTTAAACCCGACGTGTGGCCACTCCATGCCTTCTGTGAGATACTCTTGAAATGCAATAAGGTCTTCGGCTTGAAACCCCGGTTCGCTTCTAAGCCACAAAAACCCGTGTCTTCGGGAAAGCTTTTTGCGCCACTTCAAAAACGCAGCTTTCATTTCGTCGAGGTCCCGAAGGTCTTCCCGGCCTGACTCGTAAGGCTGGCCACAAATGGCAACAGCTATTGCGAGGTCATCGAAGGCTGGTTTTTTGTCCGATAGAAAAGCGTTTTCCGTGGAACGCAAAAGGATCTCGTGGCCAAAAGAAAAGTCCCGCAACTGGACGCCCAGAATGCGGAACCTTTGCGGTCGTGCCGCTTCGTAAAATGCGGCGTTCATGGTGAACTTGGTTAGGAGGCGGCAACGGTGGCGAGGTGCTTCTCGCCGCGTTCAAGCACCATTGTTAAAACAGCTTCGCCGTCAATGGTGGTTGTTTTTTCGCCGCTGATGAAAATGTAAGTTCCGGTTCCGTCAGATGTTCCTGAGCCAGCTATTTCCGAATCATCCGAATCGACAACCGTTATGTCGGCCCCCCGAGCGGGAAGCACGTAGGACGCTTTGGCTAGCGCAAGGGTTGTTCCAGACGGGATTACTTCAATAGTAATCGTCTCGATTGTGTCAGAAAAAATACGCGTGACGGTCTTACCATCTGCTCCCTTGATCTTCTTCTGGTCGCCGTCGAGGCCGTACTTGACGCTCTGGACGATGCCGGTCGCATAAACACCAGTGCCGGTAAAAGTCGTTTCAATTGACCACTTAACGCCAGTGCCTTTTTGTAGCGACATACTAACAACGCCAGAGTGTCAACCTAAGCAAGTGACGTATTGGTACAGAGAAGAGTCACCCTAAGCGTTTCCGCCCAGCAATCACCTTCAAGGTCTCGACGAATTTCCCTTGGCAGGTCGGCAATGCCAATACAGTGGAAATCTGTTATGGATTGGGCGTTCAATTGCGTGTGCAGGTCTGACCTGACAAAGCAATCAAAGGTTTTACTGGTTAAATCGTCCTCTTCCGGCACCGGGTCTGAATCTTCAATCGTAACGCGGGCCGAATACCTAACAGTCACATCCAGGGCAACAAACCAATTGCCCCGCACTCGCGGGTGCTCGACGGCCTCAGCCGCAACAAAGGAAACGGATGGGTGAAGCCTGTCCGCAGCGTTTTTCCCGTGGTAAAGGTTGCTTGTCCCAACGTTCTGCGTTGCTGCGTAAGACTTCGCGGCCTTCTCGGTCTTGTATAAAACCGATATGAATGGAGCAGGCATAAATTAGAATTGGGGATTGTTCAGCATGGCTTTAATTTGCTCATTCCACGCACGCCGCCGATTTTGCAATGCGCGATCGACGATGCGGTTGTCTTTGCCGCTGGACTGAACGTGCCCAACACGGTTGGCAATGGTGATTGTGATCACGTCGCCGTCTGCGGATTGCTTTTCGTAGTAAGAGCCATCTCCGTTGTGTCGCGTAATCCAATTCGGAATACCACGGAGCCCCAGCTTGTCTGCGCCATGAAGCCAACCCGACTTTCCAAGTCCAACTTTGGCTTGCTTGAACTTGATCAACTTCGCAACAGAACCTCGCGCTATTACAACCACGGGCCGACGCGCTGCGTTTCCGGTAATTCGCCCCTTCTTGTTCCGAAGCAATTCGTAAAGGTGTTCGTCAGGTGCCTCCATCACATCCAAAACCGGAAAGCCAATGTTTTGCAGCACGCGCTTTATTCCTTCGTAATCTCGCCGCTGCGCCATCGCCCGCAGGCGCATAGCCAAAACCTGATTTGTCGGTTCCTTGATTATTTGAAGGTCGTAGAATTCTTTGAACAGCTTCCGAATGTCCGATTCAATAGCTCGCATCCCAAATTGCCGCTGAACATTGAATGATTCATTGATGGGCGCGTTTCCAGTTGGGGCGGTGAGCTTAACAAGGTCGCGATTCATCAGTCGCGCCTGGTTCCTCAGTTCGGTTTTCTTGTTCTTCCGCGTAACGGTCAAATATCGGTCGAAATCACTTTGAACCGTTCGAGCGCCAACCAGTTTTGTTAGTGGCCGAATCATTGCCCCTTGCTTGCCTTTCCACGCTTCACGCATTCCAGCCGATACGCAGCCGTTGCAGCGATTTCTTTTACGGAATCAATTGAAAACTCCTTGCCCTCGTATGTGATCGTGTAACCACGTGTTGGGACCGGCGATGTGAAAAGGGACTGCCTAACGGTAATGGTGACGCGCAGAATCTTTTCCCACCCTCCATGCTCAAGGTCTGCCTCCTCTTTGATTTCAGAGGCATTACAGGCGTAACTTGTGCCGCCCATGGTGAAGGTTTTGGTTTGATCCCTCTCCCGATCCCTAATCGCGTCTATAAATTCGTCGGATAGTGCCATAAATCAGAAGCCCGCGCCCGGAGTGAACCAAGCGCGGGCCGTGCGACCATCTAGTCCCCAAATTACGTCAGAAGCTTGACCGTGGCAGTCTTGGCGCTCATGTCGCCCGTGCCACCTGCGGCAACCATCTGGAAGCGCACGTACTGCGCGATGTCCGAGGGCGGACGCCAGCGAGTGGTTGAACCCGTCGCGCCCGCACCACCCGCGCCCGTGTAAACCTTGATGCGATGCAAAACCGTGGTCGGAGCCGTTGCAGATCCGGAAACCACATTCACCGTCAGCGTGTCGGCATCGGGAAGGTTCGTGGTTGTCAGGTCTGGAATCGTAATTGCGAACTCGATTCTTTCGGTTTTGTAGGCAGCGGAGCCAAGATCAAACTCACCGGTATAACTCGTGCCATCGGCGGTTGGTAGCGCACCCGTTTTAGTCAGTTCGCTATCTACAATGTTTCGTGCAAATTCGTTTGCCATATTTCAGTGGTCCTTATTTTCGGGTTAGCTCAAAGTTTCAGTGTTCACGATGCTATCCGTGACAATGATTGGAATGCCGTTGGATTCTGTTGGCATCGGAGCGAATCGGAGCGCATCTGCGCCAGTTGGATTGGTGCTTGCGCTGCGGCTGGACTGCAATTGGAACGCAGACCGACGGCTCATGAACCAATAATCGGGCTTCATTCCAATAGGGGCCTTGCTGAGCAATTCGGCGAGGCGGGCATCCGTGACACCCTTACCAGAATCGGCGGTTGCGTCCTTGAGGCGCAAAATCGTGTTCTTATTCACGGCCTGCAACCCAACCCAGCCGGTTAAGTCGGCAACCCACGAAGGAACGCCGCTGAGGGTTTCGGTTCGCCAATCACTGAGGCTCAGCGACTGATTCGACCCAAACACCAATTGAACGCCCTGGTTGCCAAACTTCACACCGTAAACACTGGAGCCAGTGGATGCCGTGGTTCCACCAGCATCAAGCGTCAAATCAGAATCAACGATTGCCTGCAATCCGGGGAACCCCTTTGCGTCAGCGGACACGCCGTAGAAAATCTGCGAGCCGATTTCGATCAGCGTCTGCTTCATTACGCCATCGGCTTCGAGCGCCTTCCACGCTTCCTCGCCGTCTTCGTATGCCTTCGCGACGGCCTTGTCCGCCTGGATCAGGCTGGAAATGATATAGCACTGAACCATTTTGTTGCTGAATTCGGACTTCCCGGCAGTGGTAGACTCGTTGGCGTTACGGAATCCAACCGAGGGATACGAACTGCGGAGAACAGTCTGGTACGACGTACCCCGAATTGTACGCGACGGGAATACCGCGAGTTCCGGCGCATAGGTCAGATTTTCCTCAATCAGCCCGACGACCTTGTCGTTGCCATTCAGCTTTGCAATGTCCAGGAGTGTAGCTTGTGCCATAAAATATCAGTGGTGGTTGGTTATTGGTTTTGAGCCCGTGCAGCAGATTCCGCTTTTTCAATCGCGATAACTTTTGCGAGGCCCTTCAGTTCCGAGAATTGGGCCTTGGATTTGTCCTCCGGTTTGTCGCTCTTTACAGCGCCGAGTTGAACGCCTTGCTTGGCGATAATCTCCAGGGATTTTGCAGCGGCTCGGGTTTCAACCTCTTTCTCTTTCGCTTCGAGCGCGGCCTTGTGTTCGGCTTCGGATTTCGCGGCTGATGCTTCAAGTTCAGCAACGCGGGTTTGTGCTTTTGAAAGTTCGCCGCCCTTAGCTTCGAGTTGTGCTTTTAATGTAGTGACCTCGGTCTGGACGGCGGAAAGCTGTACGGAAAGCTGCGTAACATCTGGCTTTGCTTCCGATTTGCAAAATAAACCCTTGATGGTGTCGAGAATTGTTTTGTCGTCCGGTTGGTTCATTACTTCCGGACTGGTGTCAACCTTTGCAGAAAAAAGACCCGACGGGTTCGCCGCTGGTTCGTCGACCATGTCGACACTGTCGATCCAAATTGGGCGGGCGAAAGTCTTCCCGTCCTTCGCTTCCTTTGTGTATTCAAACGAGGCGCTTAGCCCAAACTCACCCGGAAGCCGCTCGGCAAGTTCCACAATGTGACTAAACTGCGGGTGTGACTGGATCAGATGCAGGTCGGCGAGAAGCTTTTCCCCATCAATTCGAAAGTCTTTAAGGGCTCCGACAATGGCATCAAAGTTTGTGCCGTGCTTACTTTTGACCTTTACACCATTAGGAAACCCGGTGCTGAGTTTCTGAAATTGAGCCAGCGTTTCACTGTCAATCCAGAGATTGTGCCCCTTGGCCTCGCCCATTGTTACAACAGAAACACCGCGAATCACCCCGGCGTCGGCCTTTTGCGTGATTGCTTGGAATGATGCGTGCGCGGTCACTTACCAACCGCAGGCTTGTCAACGTTGCTAGCTTCCTGTGGTGGCTGTGGAAGGTTTCCGTTTGGTGTAGGTGGTCGCAAAACAACAAGGGCCTCCTGAATAGAAATTCCGTGCTTTTTGGCGATTTCACTGGCGTCCGTTAAATCGTCGTCGGCTTCTTGTTTGGTCTGACTGCGAACGTCTTCATAAAAACCACCGCGTCGGGCAATGCTCTTTTTGCGAGTGCCAATGCGCTGGTTGATTTCTTGAATATCAACATCTGAATCATACTTGCGGTCCGCCGTAACTTCACCTGGCCCCTGGTATTCCCACATGTACCATTCGTCATTAGGTGGGAGGATTCCCAGCTTGATAAACTTGGAGATTGCCCAGCCATGAATGCGGCGCATTGCCTTTTCAACAAGCTGCTGGTTCTTCCGAATCGTGGTGTTGATTTTCTCAACAACCACGCGCATGGATGCGCCGCCGACTTTTGACGGGTCCAGCGAAAAGTCCACATCCCATTCCATGCCCTTGAAAGCGCCACGAATCACATCTTCTTCAAATGCGCGAGAGTTTGCCCCGGGCCGGTCAAGGCGAAGTTCTTTTAATCCGGAACCCGTGTTACTTCGAATATAACGAATTGTTCCGCCTTCGATTAATTCAGTTGCAATACCTGTTTCAGAGGTTGGTGTTGTGCTGGCTGATGGACGCGCTACGCTACCTTGGCCTGGAAGCGGCTCGCCTGCTTCGTTTTCCTCGATCAATGCAATCGAAGCTCCAAGCTTCTGGGCAAGTAACTCGAACTTACGTCGCTCAAAAACGTCCTGCCAATCACACGCGCAGGATGCCAGTGAGGACATGAATCGGTACTGGTCGCAGAATTCAGGGAAGCCCATCAGGAATGCATCTTCTGCCGACACATCCACGTAATCCCCGATTAAAAGGCTGTCACTGTAAAGCCGGTATCCCAAAACTCGGCCGTATTCATCAGAGGCAACACCGTGAATCAGGTTCGCACCGTCAAACGGTCCTCCCTTAGCGATAGTTTCGTCAGATCGGCTACCAATGCGGTGTGTTCCGACAACCTGAACAAGCGGGTAGCCGTCCTTGTTTTCCGTTAAAATTGTGAGGTGATCGCCAACCACGCGGCAGGTTGTAATCAGCCCCTTGCGGTATGTATTGCCGTCATAGGGCCACCCGCGCACATCCATGATTCGGTCCCACTCCATCAACTGGCGCTCAGCCAATCGGCCCCATTCTTTATCGCGACCAACGAACTGGGGTATAAAATGACCGACAGAAAGCTCGGCCTGTTCCAGGACTCCACCATGGACAGCGCCAAAGTTCGAAAAGATGAACTTGCCGATGTTCTGTAGCTGGTTGATCCCAATCCGGTTTATATTCCGGTAAGAATCAAATGAAAGGTTTGGTGTGGATTGACGCTCGTTAGACTGCGCGGCTGCGCGGTATTGCGAATTATTCGAAGGAGCCCACCCGGCAGAATTGCCACGACGAATATTTACCTTGTAGGGAGCAACGCTCATTCGTCCTCCGTGGTGCTACCAGAGAAGATCGCCTTAACCCTCGTCACGGGTTGGTAGTCATCCGGATCGTATGTCGCCGGAGCTACAATGGTAAGATCGTGAAGAACCCTGCGGCGGCGCTCATCGAGCGAAAGCCCCTTTTCTTTCCGGCTGCGCAACCCCTCGCTGTCAACTTCAGCAACATAGCCCTGCGCCTGCTCGTCATTCAAACGAGTCAACCGCGCCTCAAGGGTCGCCTGATTTTCGCCGGGAAAGTACCTGAACGCCATCTGAAATGGCGTCAGGTGTCAACGATTACGCAGCTAAATCCTGCGCGGCATCTCCTATAATTCCCTCCATGCAAGCCGCTAACACCTGAACCTTTTCGCAGTCCAGCAAGTGATTTGGCCTACGCCCAACGTTCTCGAATTTCCAGAAGTCTTGACCGAGTTTGTCCCAGACCTTAATGCGCCTCATGGCGTACATGTGCTTGCTCCACTCATCACAAACACCTTCGTACGCCATCCATGGTGCGCCCTTTCCGTCGCGGAGCCGGAACAAAATTTCCATCAATGCGGTGTCGGCGTACTGGAGCAGGGGGCACAGCTGGCCTTTTCCTTGGCCTTGGGTCCCACTAAGCGGATCGCCATAGGAAATCGGCCAACGGTACGGCAGGTCAATGCGCCCCTTTGTTTTGTGGAAGAACGGGAACGATTTGGCGGGCTCACCCTTAGTGGCTTTCCAGCAAACCCATATTTGCTTACCACGCACAACCTCAACGTGCCCGTATTCAACGCACTTCTGGTATACCTCGCGAGTGTTGTAACCAGAGTCCACGAGAACGCTTCCGTCGTAGACTTTGAATTCAAGCTGCTTCGCCCGGATCTCGTCCCAAGAAATTAACCGCCCAGCCCACAGTAAACGACTCTCACCGCTCTTGGCCCATGCCCGAATAACAGCCCAGAAATCATGCTGCTGAACGTCCACGGTCATTACCCGCATGAACTCATCGGCCCATTGCTGGCTAATGTCGATAATGCGTGGCCCCTGCATTCCGCTGTATTTGTTGGGGTCGTAGAATTCAGCGAGTTGCTTTTGAATGAATTGAATTCGGTCCTGCTCGTTCCCGAGTTCAAACTGATTTTCCGCAAGCAACCACTTTTCGGCCAACTCAGTCCATGCGGTGTCTATGATTGAATTCCAGTGGAACGAAGATCGTTTTTCGTTTGGTTCCGTGGTGAGCTCGTAGCGCCCGGTCCGGTTCCATTCGGACTTGGTGCGCGGCCCATCAATATGTGGGTGCCCGCAGTGCTGGCACTCAAGGCGCACAGTTGGGAGAGTCTTGGCTATGTCCCGCGTTCCATCGCCACGACGCTTCTCGTCCCACATGATGCCATAGCGCGACTTGTCCTGACGGAACCCGGAAAAGATGGGGATAAAATACTTTGAACACCCTTGGCATTGGACGGACCATTCCAGAATCTCGGCTTCGTTATACTTTTTGTGCCAGTCCGTTCCAACGTCACCGCCCTGCGAGATGCGGAGAATCTTTTCGTTTTGAAGCTTAGCGAAGTCTCCGGTTCTCGCGTCGGCCTCACCGATAACACCCTTGTCGTACAGCCAAGGTTCATCCTCAACGATATAGCGAAAGCCCTTGCTTTGAAGGTTGTTGATAGATGGACCCCAGACGAACAGTGGGAAGCCGTTGCTAAAAATGATTTCCTGTTTTCGTTTTTTGCTCTTGTCGGTTGGCAGGAGCGCCCGTGTCAGTTCGCAGGCCTCCAGTATCGGCATGACTCGGAGTTCGCAATGCTCGCCTGCGATGGTGTCCTTTTGAAAGATCCAGAGAAAATTCCCAGGTTCATTGGAGAACGTCCACGGCATCCAAATATCTGCGATGAGGGTCTTACCGGATCGGGGAGGCGCGAGAACGTTAACGGCCCGCTTGCGGTCGTTGTGCAAAGCGTCTAGCGGGCCAATGAAGTGGCGCGAATCTTGAACCGAGAATCGTCCGCTTTTGGTAAGGGACCCCGGGAGTATTATAAATTCCTCTGCCCACTCGTAAATCGGGCGGCGATCCTTCGGCCTAAAGGACTGCTGCCACGCTTCTGCAATCAGATTTGCCATGCGGTGAAAAGCTTCTGGAATTCCTCTTTAATGGAGTCAGCCAACCGCTTCCCATAAACCCGCGCCTGCGGAACATCGAGGCCAGCAACTGCGCTCGGGTATTCGTTCTCAAGCTTCTGGTCGATTATGAAGTTGATAGGGCCAGCAACCTTGCGGATGGATTCAGCGACAGCGGAGCGAAGCACAAGCTTCCCCTCGTCTTTGTCGTTTTTAATCTTCAGCTTGCGAATTTCCTCGGCAATCTTCTTATCCTTGAGCGAAGCGCCGTCACCGGCAGGCGGCTTAATTGCCTCTAGGACGTCTGACAATGGGCGACCCTCTGGAGGATACAGCCCAGCATCAACAAGGCGCTTCTTGACGGTCCTACGATCAATGCCGGTCTGCGCTGAGAGTGAGTTAACCGTAATCGGGGTGGAACTCGGCTTTTTCATGCCTCGGTTGTAAATATGGTGAAAGCTTGCGAACC